CTGTCCTACCCACCAAGTTCTCATCGGAAATTCGTTCGGCGTGTTGGCAAATACACCTTGCCTGACAACTGGCCCGATGGGCGACGATGCCTCCACGAATTCTAGCTGCAAGTTATGCAGTGCCTGGCGGGTTGCCAGTAGCGAATCGCGCCTCACGAGGTGGGTCGCGTGCCATGCGTCGGCGTTGGCAACGGTGTTAGAAACGCGGCCAGTAAGGTCCGGTCGTCGAACAAAAAACGGGTCACTTTCAGTCACTGGTCCGCCACCGTTCCTCACTGCCGTGTAGGGCACGGTCGCCACGTCTTCGGACTCGTCAGGGTCCACGATCACGTTAGCGTGGTCGGCGGCGCAGGTGACGTGCAACGACATTCCGCCAACGCTTGGAGCAGTTGAGTCGCCGCTTTCCCAATAGGAAGATCCACTAATCGGCGGACTGAATCGTTTCGGGACAGTCACCGTCGTAGCGTCAGCGGCTGCACCGCAAAACCGGTGCAAGTCGAATGGCGGCGGCGTGGCTTCGGACGACTCGTCTACGAACAACCATCGCGGAACCTCAAACGGAAACGAGAAGTATCCAAAGGTCGAGGCGGTTGCGATGCGATCTTGACCAGGTATTGGCCCTGGTTCAGCGACCACCTCAAGCCCGCATCGTACAGTGGCGTTCTCGTCGGCATTGGCGTTGGCAATATCGTTCCAGTCGCACCCGATGCAGATCGTCGTGCGTGGAAACGATTTCGATAGCGTCGGTAAGAAATCAGTGCTGGATGTGCCGTATTGGTGCCTAAATCCATGCACGCTAGACGGCAGCATGAAACCTGCAATTTGCGTGTCCACGCCTTCATAGCGGTAGCCGCACGCAACAGTGAGACGGGAACCAATAAACCTATTGTCTGCTATGTACCCAGTGCCAAATTCAACTCCATCATCCACGACGGCTGCCGTGTAATCAGACAGCGGCCAGGCTGCTGTTGTATAGGCATCGTTGTCTTGGGAATTGCGTGGCGTGAACACGAAACTGCCCGTGTTCGTCCCGAACGTCGGCGTGTACGTTGCCACGCGCTGCGTAGTGCCGTCTGAAAAATGATTTTTGACCGTGAGGACCGGAAACTCCACATAGCCTTCTACTCTGACTTCGGCGTAGACGTATTTTGCAAAGTCACGAGTGCTTTCGACGAATGCTCGCACAGTGCCGTTTGCTGTGGTGAATTCGCTCGCACCGACGTGCATCAGTGCTTTCGTCGGCCGATGCGAGCACCAGTCAGCGTGGATGACGCACTCCACCGGGCGAACGGAATCGAATTCTCCATTGATGTCGCCTCGCACCTGCGCGCGTGGGTCCGTCGAAACGGGGCTGACGCTGACCGAGAACGACTCGACGCCGCACTCGCACCCGCAGCAATCGCTCACAGCAGCACCGCCGCAAACTGCACGACATCGGAGCCTGGCACGTTGCCAAGGTAGTAGATAATCCTCTGGCTCCCGCAGGTGCACGACTCAGCCGCACCAACCAAGTCGTCGGCGTCGTCGTCGCCTCTGACGACCGGGCCTTGCAGGAACACCCCCGCCCTGGACCGCACCCGCGCCACGCACAAGCCGGAAATGCACACCTGCACAATGCGACTCGCCTGCGGCGTAGGCATCGTCACGCCACCCACGATTACGCCGAGTTGCACTTTTGCATTGGGGTAGTTGTCGAGCGACACCGCCTCAATGACTTCGCCTTGCAACGAGCTGACGCGGGCCATAGCTGTGGGCGCTAGCGAAGTTGGCACACGGGTCACACCTGAAGACGTGATTTTGACGACGTGGCCAACGCTCACGTCAGGTGCAGATGTGGACACAAGACATGGCACAACTAAAGCGGATGGGCCAGCGACAGCGCCAGTGCCTTCCTTGAGTCCATACCGCTGCCCCAGCACAATGTCTGCCGCATCCTGAGCGCGGTTCCACGCCCGGGCCGAGATCGCTGACTTTAGCGACTGCCCTTGCTCAATACGGCCGTCTTGGCGAGGCATTAGCCACCGACTCCAGTGCCAATGCCGAGGTCGGCGAAGTCGGCGTCACGGTACACCCGATTCACGTAGACGTGCTTTGGCACCTTGACGAGCGTGGAGTCGGAGACGTCGTCCTCGTACCGCACCCACAGGTACTCGTGGCCCTCTTTTTCCACTCCAGAAATATTGCCCACAGTAAGACTGGGAAGCGTCTGCCCACCGCCTGCATTTGGGCTGGCAAGAAACTTGTAAGTGAGGCTCCACGGGCCGTCGCCCTTTTCCGCATCCCACTCGTGCGATCCCGACGCACCAAGGAACAACACCTCGCCAGCCGGGAACGTACGAAACGGTTTGCTGTTGACAGTGCCAGTCACCCGAGAAAGCGATTTGATGTAGGACGTCGTAACGTACCGGGCAGGTACGTCATAATTCTCGGTCCATTGCAGCGACGGGACAACAATATCAACGCCTTGAACTGAATTGCCATCCACGCCAATGGTGCCTGACATAGACGGGGCAGCGTTTTGCCCGGCAAACGGGTAGCGGCGCTCCCCAGTATCTGGCGGAACGGCGATCGCCTGCGTCATGTGCGACGTCTGGCCGCTGGTGTCAAACGACCGGCTGCGGCGGAACCCGTTGCCGCTGCCGTCACCACCGCCGCCACCGTCGCTACTGGGATCCTCGGCACCTTCCTTGATGTAGGTGGCCTCGAGCTGCCACGCCTCGTCACCGAGATATTCCAGCGTGTAGTGGTCGAGGTGCAGCTGGTTCTCGGGCTGGCCAGGGTATTCCCAGAACAGGTACTCCGACCACAGCGTCCGGTCGATGTCGGAGTGGATGGCCAAGTCGTCGGACGAGCCGAAGATCTTCCACGACTTTTTGTAGTTGGACGTCGCCTTGCGTCCCTTGCGGACGATGGATGCGGACCGACTCGACTGGTCTTCGACCCAAGTGAAGGTAGGCATTAGGCGGCCACGGCTCCGTCGTCGTTTAGTTTCTTGACCTCTTCGCGAATACCCTTGAGCTCTTCTAGCTGCTTCTGCTGCAGCGACGAACCAAAACCCATGCCGCCAACGGCGTCGGCCGAAAACGTTCCGGCCACTTCGGCTTGGCTTGCGGCGGCGGCCATGGCCGCTCGCTGCAGGGCGGCCGGATCTGGCGGCGGTGGCGGTGGCGGAACGCCGGGACCGCCGGCTGGCGTTCCTGCGTCCACAACAGGCGACCCACGGTCGTTGAGTCGTTCCGTGGCGGCGTCCACAGCGTCGGCATACTTCTGCTGCTGTTCAGCAGCCAGCCGGCCGGTTTCCTTGAGCGTGAAGAACTCGTCGGCCAAATCAGTTAACTGCTGCATTGAGCCAGCGTTGCCAACGCTAGTGATCACGCCATCCGCCTGGCCACGCAGCGTGCGAGTCAGGTCCGCATCTCGGGTCATGTTCCGCAGGTCGTTCTCCGCGTCTACCGCCTTGGCATCACGCGACAGTTGGTCGGCCGTGACTTGATTGAGCCGCGCGTCCTGCCGACGCTGCAACGCCCGACGATCGGCGACAATTTCCGGGCTTTGGATCGCATCAAAGGCAATGAGCGGATTGCTGGCAATCGTCGCTGCGGCGTCAGCACTGTTTTTGATGAACGCAAAGAACCCGTCGATCTTGCCTTGCAGGGCGCTCGTACCACGGATCCACGCCGCCAGCAGGCCCTTGAGCGCGATGGCCATGGCCCCCTCGAGGTCGCCGGCCACGATAGAGTCGTAAACGCCCTGCATCGTCGTTTTAGCCACACGGCCCAGGTCAGATAGCACCACAGACGCATCGGTCGCTGCCGATGCCACGCCCTGGCGAATGCTGGCAGACAAGCCATCAAACCCGCCCACAAGGTTGAACGCCGCCACGCCCAGAGCGGCGATAAGCCCAAGAAGGATGGCGAGCGGCGCGTGAGCCGCTACCCATGCCGCACCACTGGCCGCTGCCGCCGCGATCGAGGTGGCCGAATACGCCAGTATGCCAGCCACTGCGGCGGCGAACGACATGATCATCGACGACACGGTGGCCACGATGGCAAACAACGGCGCGACGACGGCCTTGGATGCCATGAGCAGCGTTCCAAACACAGACGCCACCATGCTCACGACGTGGCCCATCGCCAACATGGCTACGCCTGCGGCGGCGAAGCCGGCCACGCCGCTGGCCACGCTGACGACTAGCTCCTGGTGGCGTTTGACGAACGACGTGATGGCCGTGGAAGTCTGCTCAGCAAACTTGGCGGCTTGCTGTAGCGACGGGGCCAACGCATCGCCAATCGCCAGAGCGGTGCCCTCAATCGCGGACAGCAGGATCCTCATTGACCCGCCGAGGCCAGCGTCCATTTCCTTGGCCGTACGAGCGGCGGTGCCGCCGGCTGCCCGCAATTGATCGGCAAGGCCGCGAACGCCTTCAGCCGACGACGACAGCACATTGGCCGAGGTGATGCCGAGCAGCCCAAACGCCTCGGCCATCCGTCTGGTGCGTTCGGCAACCGGCATCCCGGCCGTGACCTTGTTGATCTCGTCCAAGATGTCAACAAGCGGCTTCAGGTTGCCGGCCGCATCCGTGTTGCTGACGCCAAACAGCTTCTGCAATTCTTCGCCAGCACCGGCCGAGATGACCGACAATCGCCGCAGGGCCGTGCCGGCCTCGCTGCCCTGAATGCCGACGTTTCCGAGCACGCCAAGGATGGCTGCCGTGTCCTCAAGGCTCATGCCAAGAGACTTGGCGACCGGTCCGGCGTATTTCAGCGATTCACCCAGGCCCTCGACGGTGTTGAACGTGGAATTTGCCGCAGCCGTCAGCACGTCGGCAGCCCGGGTGGCATCGGTCGCCCCCAAGCCGAACTGCCGCAAGGTCGCAGCCATGATTCCAGCCGAAAGTGCAGCGTCGGTGCCGGTAGCCCTCGCCAAGTCGAGCACCGCACCAGTCATGGCGTTGATCTCGTCGGGCTTGAAGCCAGCCCGGCCGAGCTCGCCCATGAGCGTGGCCACCTGAATGGCCGTAAACGAAGTGGTGGCACCGAGCTCGCGGGCCCGGTCGTTCAGCATTTGCAAGTCGGCCCCAGTCGCACCGCTGACAGCGCCCGTGAGCCGGATGGCGTCGTCGAATCCGGCAAACTGGCGAGCAGCCAAAGCGATGGGCGCACCGATGGCCGCCCCGATGCCGGCCATGCGTGAGCCCATCGAGGTCATCGCCTGTCCGACCCGGGCCACCTCCTTCTGCACCTTGTTCAGCGCAGCGAAGAACTGCCGGGCATCCGCCCCGATCTCGACAAATACACCGCCTTGGCGAATCCGACCGGCACTCACGTTTTCACCTCATGCCAGTTGGGTCCGAGCAGCTTGGCGATTTCTTCAGGCGTGGCCTGGCGGGCGGGCTTCTTCTTGGCGAACGGATGGAACTTCGACGGCTCTTGGGCGGGCTTGTTCTTGTCTCGGTGCAGGTTGGCGAGCGTGCAGATCAGGTTTGCCGTGTGCCACCAGTCGTGCTCTAAGCGGCTTTGGCGGGCGGCGATGAGTTGTCGGAGAGTCCACTTTCCGGGGTGGACTCCGAGGATTCCGGCGGCTTCCCAGATGGCATCCCAGGTAGATCCGCCGCCGTGATCCCCGCCAGCCCGGCCTCGGCCCTGTCCATCAGTTCGACGGACATTTCGTCCATCTTGGCTGCGAGCAGGCCGACCATCTTTCGCAGCCGCAGGGGGAAAAAATCGACGAGCTCCTGCTCCAAGGCCCGGGCCGCCGCATCAAGCGCGTCGCCTCGCAGCCCTTCGAGGAACTCTTCCTTCGTCAGCTTCTTCTCTTCTACCTGCTTGATCAGCATGGCGTAGAGAATTTCGCCAATCTTGGCGAACTGGCCACGCAACACCTGAAACGTCTGGCTGATCGTGCCGACGTTGACCAGGTCGAACGGCTCGCTCCTGCGGCGGCCGGTGGTCTCGCCGTTGTCGTCGAGCTCGTCCGTCTCGACGGTCACCATGTCCCGCACTCGGATGGCCGAGGCCACCGTCAGTGCCAGCCGCCACGGGCGGCCTTCGTCGTCCTTGAACTCTTTCATCGCAGCCCCCCTCGGGTTCGCCGCGCTTCCACCGTGAATGTAGCCACGCCGTCAATCGAATCGTTTTCCGACACGCCTGTCACGACAGCCGGGAACGACCAGCCAGCGGCACCGCCCGAGACGGTGATCTGCGTGCCTTCCTCCAGAGCCGTGATAAGGCCAGTGGCGTCGGCTGAATCGTTGAACTCGATCGACACCGACTGCTCGTAGCCGGTCGTGTAGACCGTCGAGTAACGGCTGCCGAACTCCTCGACCTCAATCGTGCGGGCCGAAGAGGAGAACGTGACGTTCCGCGCACTGGCGACGTTTCCGCCGGCCGAGACGGTGCAGTCTTTGCCGAGGGTGATCGCCACGGGATCAGCCCCGCCGGCAGGTGACGGTGTACGTGACCGCTCCGTCGATGGCAGCGTTCTCCACGACGTTCATCACGAGGAAGCTGCTGGTCGGCGTGTTGCTCTCCAGGGCTGCGATCAGCCCCGTGGCGTCGTGGCACTCGATCTCCCACGTCTCCGACTTGAACCCAGCGTCAAACGCCCGATAGCCCGGGTTGCCGGTGGTGCCGCCCTTGTTGGTGCGGTTGGTGACGTCGATGACCTCCACCTCCTCGGTGAACGTCGCCGAGATGATGTCGGTGCCGAACGGAGGAGCGGATGCGTCCTTGCCGAGAGCAATGGCCATGGATCGTGGTTCCTTT